CGGCGTTGGGGGACTCCGAAATATTGGGCATCCAAGATTCGCCATGCGATTTCGCGTTCGGACGAACGCACAATACCTGCACCCGTCCATCTCCCCCCTGTTGGGACAAGCTCTTTGGATTCGCCAAGCAAAGCTGCCAAAAAACATCCAAAGGCGTTGTCTCGTGTTGAGAGGACTCCGGGGACGTTTTCCCATAGGACAACTGCGTCTGGTAGTCCGGAACGTCGTCGAATAGTGTTAATTGCATTTAAAATCCTGACAAAAACAAGTGTTAAGTTTCCACGCTCGTCATCTAAACTTTTCCGAAGCCCTGCAACTGAAAAAGCCTGACACGGCGTACCACCAACCAAAATATCAGGGGCTGCAATTTCCCCGGATAAAATTCGCTCCGGTAACGTTGTCATGTCGCCGTGGTTCGGGACGCTTGGGTAATGGTGCGACAAGACGGCGCACGGGAAAGGTTCAATTTCCGAAAACCATGCCGGCTCAAATCCCATGCCCTGCCACGCTACGGATACCGCTTCAATCCCGCTGCAAACGCTGCCATAGGTTAGATGTCTCATATAATTTCCGCTCTAATCAAATCCTTGCGGAATTGGTTGTAATTAATCAGGCTGATTCCCGTGTTTTCCTCGAATGGAATCAGGAAATTTGCCATTGCAACACGCACAAAATCTGACAATCGGTCGAAATTGCCAAGCGTCTTATAGTCGTCATGGCGAAGTTCAGGAATTGTGTTTGCCGGTTCGATTGTGTTGTTGCATTCCGCGATGCGGTAAAAATGCCATGCTGCGTTTAAGACTTCTTCGCGCAACACGTTTTCTTTTTCGCCGATGTCTTTTGCGATGGCGCGTATCGATTTGCCGTTGATGATGTCAAACAGGGCTTGGATATAGCGTTTAGGACGTTCGTACAGACTGGCGGTGTACAGGGCGATTTGCACACTCGCGCAATATAAACCGACCTTGTCGATGGTCTTTTCAGGTACGACCGCGTCGTATGCTTCGCAAAACTGAATCAGCTTCAACAATGGTTTCAGGACTTCTCGCCGTTGGTTTGGCGATAGGTCGTCTGAATCATCACTGCGTAGGCTCTCGATTGCCGCCTGTGCGTCGTTTGTCGTCTTACTTAATTCGCTGTCGGCATAGATGCAGGCGACGACACGCATTGCGCGGATAAGCTTTTCAAACACGGTTACACTTATCCTGTCATAACCGTAAACTATCGCTTCATAGTGCATAAGGTTTTTGATGTTTTCGGTCAGTTGCGCGTCAAGGTTTTGCGGTTCGCCTTTGTGCATTGCCATCTTGTTCATCGCGTGGATTGTGGCGATGTTTGCCAACTTGTTACGGTCGGCGCGTTTGTTGCCGATATTTTCGCGGGCGTATTTTTTGATTGATGATTCTTTCTTTGCCGCACGTTTTGCGGCCATCATTTGGCTTGCTGTTTGCATTGTTTCCTCGCTTTGCCGTCCTCTCAACGGCACTGGTTTTACTTGTCTATTTGTTTCACAAATCCGGTTCGAAGAACTCATGAACATTAGGAAAATCAGGCCAGTTTGTAACAACACCGTCCGCACTAATATCGAGATGGATATATTCTCCTCTTTTGCCAGGGATTAAGTCATGAGGAATATAATAATTATCAAGACTCGCTACCTCACCACCGCATTTATCAAACAAGGTATAAACCCCATTATTTCGGATGTTGTCATGTATAGAAACTGGTTCATTTCCTTGCCAAGACACGACCTTACCTGTATCAACTTCAATTAATAAATCTAACTCGCCATCATCGTTAAATAAATGTTTCGGCAAGTTTTCTGAAACATCATCATGTAATTCAACTTCTATTCTTACGGTATGGATTTCTAATTCAACTGGCTTATAAACTGTTACTTTCATTTTGCTACTCCTAAATAATAATTTGCCTATGGTCTAATGCCTCTCGTTAAGTGCATTGCCTCGTCTATCGCGTCGCGCAATAATGGCTCAGGTGTGGTTAATTCAATATCACCATCAACCAAAACCCACCCTTTACGCATTTCTCGCTTAACCATGCCATCAATATTAATTACTCTTTCGATATAATCTAAACGCACAGTGTCAGGGTGTGGGACGATTTCCAATGTCTCAGGTTGTGCCACTGCGTTATAGTCGCCTCGCTCATTCATGATATAGACTGAGTTTTCTGAAACATTTATAACCACGCACTCGCCCAATCCTAAAGCCGTATCTTTCACGAGGTCGCCGAATTTAAATTGTTGCGTCATTTTTTAATCCTTCCCGTTAAGGTATTCTTCAATAATTCTTGTGGCTTCGATTAACTTTTCTTCGCCAAGTTTTAATTCATAAATTAATGATTCAAAACCGCTAAATGCATCGCCTACCATACTTTTTATTTGTTTTATGTAGAACGAATAGTCATCATCTTCTTTCAATGCGTCATCACATAATTCATCAATATTTTTTAATGATTCTTTTATGTCTCTTAAATAGCTCATTCTTTACTCCTTAACTCAAAAAGGTATGTCGTCGTCAACATCTTCAACAGGTGCGGCGGGTGCAGCAGGGTATTGACGTGTTGGCGGCGCGGGCGGCGTTCCTTTTTGCGCCTGTTGCGCTTGCTGCCCGTCATTACCGCCGCCGCCCAGCATCTTCATTTCGTTGACGATGATGTCGTATGCCGTGCGTTCGATGCCGTCTTTGCCTTGATATTTTCGGGTCTGAATCTTGCCTTCCAAATACACTTGGCTGCCTTTCTTCAGGTATTGTCCGGCGATTTCGGCAAGGCGGCGGTACATGGTGATGTTATGCCATTCAATTCTCTCTTGACGCTGACCGCTTTGGTCTTTCCAGCTTTCGCTCGTGGCAACGCTGAAATTACAGACGGCTTCGCCATTTGGCATATAGCGGACTTCAGGGTCTTTGCCCAAACGCCCGATTAAAATCACTTTATTCAGCATTTTTGCTTCCTTTTAAAACTGTTTTGACAGGCTTCCAAACGACCTTTCCGTCTATCTCCTGCGCCTGCCTGATTCCGACGATGTGGATGTCAGGATTCCCCGTGAACAGCCTGATAAATTCCTCCGCCGTCTCGATTGACGAATATTCAGGGCTAATTTGGTAGCGGGCGTTGCTCAACCGCTTCCATTTGCGGGTATCCTCGTACCACTTCGACTGCTTTTTGTCATATACAAGCCGCCGCCGTTTCTCTTCTTCGGGACGGCTTTTGCCAAACACTGCGAACATGACGGCTCCTTACAGTGCGTTGATTTCTGCCTTTTGCTCGTCGGTCAGGTTGTAGGTTTCCAAAACTTCGGCAACCGCTTTCACGCCTGTTGACACCGCTTCAACCAATGCCGCGAACTGCTCTTCTGTCGGCGTGGGTTTGGTTTGCTCTACTACGTCAGCCGTAATAGTGTTTTCGGCAATTTGCTTAAATCGTTCGTGATTCTCGCTACCCAATTTCAGACGACCTGCCGCGCCAATATCGGAAAACCATTTTTTGTATTCCTCGATGCCCTTATTTGCCGCCGCCTCCCCATCAGAAATCAGGCTGTCTAACTCAGGGTCTGCTTTTACTTCTTTGGGCGTTTCGGGCGTTTGGATACGCTGTGCTTCGTCTTCGTCGTAGATTCCGCCAAAACCAAACGCCAAACGCGCTGCTTGAATCATGGCTTTGTGGCGGTGCATTCGTTTGGTGTGGCTCTGCCATGGGCCGTTTACTTCGCCGAACTTCCCTTTAAACGGCGGGCGGTACACTTCATCCAAATATTCGCGAGCGACAATGGGGTGACTGCGGTCTTTTCGGTAAATGACACACTCTACCCATTCATGGGCTTTTGTGTTACTTCCGGCAGGGGTGGTAGTTTCTTCGGAGTATTTGAACTCCATGCCATCAAATTGCGGGTGGTTGTTGATAATACGCGACCAACCATCCACGCCAACCACGGGGACAATGCCGTTTTGTTTATCGGGGAATGCGTAAATCTCTTTGGTAAACGGGTTCAATCCGTATTGCGTTGATACAATCATCAGGGCATTAAATTGCGCGTCTGTCGCATTGCCTTTAAAGGCGGTTGCCTTGAGTGTTTGAACCAGCTCTTGCGGGTCGCCTTGGATGTTGAATTGCTTCGCAAGGGCTACTGCTTGGTTTTGGGCGATACTCATTTTTAAATTCCTTATCTGTATTGATTTAAAAGCGTTTCGTAATAGGCTTGGCAAGCTGATACACGCTCTTTGATTAGTTCGATTTTTTCGTCATCTCGCATGACGGTTACGGTCGTGATGCGCTTCTCAATCGGGATGGCTTCCACAAGGTCGATGTATTTCTCACGGTCTTCCCACGGTTTCAGCAAATCTTCAGGTGTGGGTAACAGCCAAAAATCAATATCGGCGCGGTCGCAATCAAACAGCCACATATAGCCTTGCATTTGCCAGTCGTAACCGGCTTTGATTGCTTTCTTTTCGGCTTCGTCGCGGAAAAATGGATGCGTCCCGATGTCCCATGAACACTTTGTATCAACAATCAGGCGATCGTCTGAATCGTAAACATCACATTCGCCAGTCAGCCAGTCATTGACGCGCCGTTCAATGTTCTTTCGGTACTCTTTGCCGCGTACCAGTCCGCTGTATTTGATGGCGGTTTCTTCCATTAGGTCGCCCTTTTCGGTATAGGCGTTGCCGGTGAAAGATTCAAATCCGAACAGTTCACGCTTTGCCATCTCAATCAGTTTTGATTTGGCGGTCTCCGTGATGGTCTCGCCTTTGGTTTTTGGTTTGCCAATGACGTCGGCGATGGAAGAACAACGAATCCTCATAACTCACCCCTCCTTTACGCCCCTGCAAGCAACTTATCTGCATAAGCCCGCGCGTCAGCTTCCTCTCTGAAAAACTGAACATTCTCCAACTGCGCCCGCTTCCCTTTTCTGAGTCGGTGCGCGGGGTCGTTGTAACCGTCGGGCATAGTTCCGACTTGATAGCCGCTTATAACTTTCCGCATGACTACGTTTGGGCTGCGCGGCAAGCCCATAAAGCCTTTAACCTTTGCCGCGCGGTTGCCGTTCATGGTGTATGGTTGGTGGTAGCTCATTTCGATACCTCCGCGTCGCCGCGCACTTTTTCCAGTGGCGGTAAAGATTGATAAAGTTTCTCGATTTCATCTGCATGCTGGCGCGTTGCTTCTTCGGCTTCGCGCATGGCGGCTTGTCTGATGTCTTCGCGGATGTCTTCATATGGGTCGTCTAAGGCGTCCACGTCGATAAAGGCGGCGTCTGTTGTGTAGTCTGCGTATGCCTGTGCTTTGGCGTATGCCTGCACGCCGAAAGCCACTGCTGATGCAATGATTGCAATTACTGTGTATTTCATGGTTTCCTCGCTGATTCATGATGTTTAGGATTGCCCGCCGACCGCTGCTTATCTCAACAATCGGCGGGCATGGCTGCTTCTTCGTTCAACCTGCGCCGCGGCTGCTTAAGGAGTAGCTGCCCGCGCATTGTCGTGGTTTAAAGCGGTGTAAAACATTCAATAAAAACCACCGCCGGCGTCCCCACTCACGACTTACGGTCTGCCTACTCTATTCCACTTCACGGGTATTCTTTTCAGGCGGCGTTTGTCTGCGCCTGTTCGATGTGTTCGCCGACCAAGCCGTCTATGGCTTCGGCAAAGGTAAAATCTTCTTCTTCGCGGATGGCGAACATGACGGCTTTATTCAGGTCGTCATCAATCCACGCCGATTCGGCGGCAAGGCATTCGCGCCAAGTTTCGGTGTTGTATTCTTCGCCGTCGCTTTCGTCTTGGTAGGCTTTGGCAATTTTTGATGCAAACTGCAAGACCCGCTCTTTGTTGGACTCGTAGTTTTTGCGCTCTCGGTCGTAAAGGTATTCCTGATACTCTTCCCACTTCTGAGCCGCGTCTTCCTGTGCGTAGTAGCCTGCCATGCCCCAGTCAGGGGATGAAAATCCGATGTTGCTCATTCGATGACCTCGCATTTGATTGGCGACGATGTGATTTTTAATTTCGTGCCGTCGCTGAAGTAATAGAACATGGCTTTTTCTGTTGCCGCTCCCAGTTTCCCGCCTATAAAAGCAATCGTCTCAATGGTGTCTCTGTAAAGCTGGGAAGCGGTAAAACCTGCTTCGACCTTATCGTCAAATTCGCCCTTTACCCACTGGGCTTTGTTGTTGATGTGTTTGCTTAAATCAAGCATTTTGCGTTTCCTCGCGCTGTTGTCTTAATCAAGGGGTCGGTTTGTCCAAACCCTTGATTAAGCCGCCTGTGTTTCAAAGCGGCTCTGTTTGCGCTGCGGGTTATTGTCTTTTCGGCTGCCCGCCTGCCTGTAACCGTTTGTTCGACTTCCCCCATGCCTATCCATGTCTTGCTGTCGGCTCTCGCCTACCTGAAGGGCGGTTACTGCGTTTCCAATCTGTTAAAGAACCGTTGAAGCTGTGTTTTGCTTCGATGTGTGAATTATAGCAAAGCTAAATAGAATGTAAATAGCAATGCTAATCTAATTTGCTATATTTTTTTGCTATATATTGATTTTAAAAAGAATTTAGTTTGAACTGCTGCGAACTAGGCGAAAAAAAGCCGCCCATTTGGGCGGCGATTCAGGAAGTCAGCGTGTTGACTTTCTGAAATGAACATGTTGATTTCCTATTTCGGATATGAGAAAGCCCGCATTACGCGGGCTAGATTTAGATAACTGGCAGGTAGCAACATCGGCAACCTGATTTGTGCGTACATTGTGCATGGGGCAAAACAGGGGCTTCAGACGACCTATATGTTTTGCCACTTTGCGATTTACAAAACTCGCAACTATCAGGGCAGCCTAAAATCTCAACCTTTTCATACTGTTTAAGCTCTTGCCGTGATTTCGCGCGGAATAGCAACATCAACGGCGCGGCAGAATCAACAAGGCTGGATGATGAAAACTCTTGATGATAAAGCCATTTGGGGATTTGGTTTAATCCCCAAACAAAGTTAAACGCGGCAATGATACGCGCGGCATTTAAATCGTCATCGCTTATTCCGTCGAGTATCTCTAGGGTTTCTGAAAATATAGACTCCAAGATTTCAATATCTGACGGCTCAGGGTATCGCGCCCAGTATTCTTGAGGGGATACCCCCGAAAACAGCCCGCGCGGTTGCGGTTGTGATAATTCATAATCTGCAACCGTCCGACACGCCGCCGATATATCGCCTGATCGGATTTGCTGCAAACTGACTCTGTATGCTTCGTCTCTATCCATCATGCAATCACACTCCACCAAAACACGCGCCCGATGATGTTCATCTCATCTGCGTCCGCCTCTTCATCGGGATAAGCTTCAGAATTGTAGCTTTTGATGCGGATTTTATTGTCAGGCAGCTTTTGCAGGATTTTTGTCCGCAATAGCCCACCATGATTGACGGCGTAGATTTTGCCGTCCTTGATGACCTTGTCGGCGGTGTTGATGCCGAGTGTCGCTCCGTCGGGAAATACCGGCTCCATGCTGTCGCCGTCCGCACAAACGCAAACCACATCGGCGGGATTGATGCCATACCGCCTAAGTGTTGATTTAGAAAACCGCAGTTTATAGCCGTTGTAGTCCTCGATGTCGTCTGAAAATCCGTTCCCTGCTGACAGATGAATGTCCTTGTAGAACGGTACTTCGCAATCGTCGGGCGATAACGGCGTCTTGCTATCCCAAACGTCCAATGTGCCAATTACTGTGGCGTTTGATTCAGGTCGTCTGAAATCCTCTTTCCCGTCTAACCACCCGCGCGGCAAAGATAGGGAATCTTCAATCTGCGCCGCCGCGCCATTTCCTATATTCCGATAGCCATTTACCCACTGGTTTACCTGCGCTGGTGCTTTCCCAATGGCGCGGGCAAATTCAGCCTGACTGCCGTTGAACCGGCTTTCAATCAAGTTTTTCAGATTATCAAGTCTGCTCATTTCTTTACTCCCAGCTAAATCAACGTTTTAAATTATAAAGCAACGCTATATATAACAATGCTACTATTTTGCTTGCGTTTTGAAAATAGCTTTGCTATACTATTGCTATATTGAATATAGCAAGGTTGAAATATGAACTTAATTGAATATTGCGCCATTCGCGGGAATCAATCTTACCTAGCAAAGAAAACAGGGATTTCACCAGCTTTCATCAATCAGATTGCACGAGGCGTCAGAAGTGTTCCTGTTCAGTCGGCGGCATTGATTGAAAAGGCAACAAAAGGCGAAGTAACACGGCAAGAGATGTTCCCTGATGATTGGGAAAAGATTTGGCCTGAATTGGCAAAAAAGCAGCGAAAAAAGTGAATAACCAAAAGAAAAGCCCGCACGAGGCGGGCGATTCCCCTGAATTGCGAGGAAACGATTCAGGTAAGACGAAAGGCAATTATGAACGATACAGCGACACAATGCAAGCGGATTATTGAGTATATCCGCGAAAACGGACACATCACATCTTTGGAAGCAGCAAAACATTTGAATATCACGCAGTTATGTTCGCGGATTATCGACTTAGAAAGCAGGGGCTTTGTTTTCAACAAGCCTAAATTCAAGGTCGGCAACTGTAAAAATCCGGTCGCCCATTACTCAATCGCCAGGTCAGGAATTGAACCATGAACGAATTTATCCCAAACAGTTTTCAGATTGCAAACTCGGTTATCGATGAATACCTGTCGCAAATGAGCGGGAACGCCCTTAAATGCTACATCTTGATCGTTCGGAAAACAAGAGGCTGGCAGAAAACGCATGACAGTCTTTCAATTTCGCAGATTCAAAAAGCGACCGGAATAAAGTCAGAAAAAACGGTTGAGAAAGCTATTAACGAACTAGTCGAATTAGGGCTGATTGGCAAGCAAAGCAGATTCGGATTACCCAACGAATATTTTTTAATTTCAGACCCAAAAAAAGGGGTAACACCACCCCCAAAAAATGCACCACCCCCAAAAAATGCACCACCCCCAAAAAATGGGGGTACACCACCCCCAAAAAATGGGGGTACACCACCCCCAAAAAATGGGGGTCACATAAATACAAAATACAAAAAACAAATAACTACTAACGTAGTTATTAATACAGCGCCCGAAAAAACAGCGAAAAAACAGACCAAGCACGAAGCCGATTTGGCACTGTTGGCAGAACATGGAATTGCCGGGCAAATCGCTGAAGACTTTTTGACAATCCGCAAAGCAAAACGGCAACCGCTGACAGAAACGGCAATGCGCCTGATTGCATCGGACGCGGAGAAATGCGGGATGACTGCGGCGCAAGCGGTGGAGTACGCCATCGGCAACGGCTGGGGCAGTTTCCGTGCCGAATGGCTGAAAAACAAAACTTTCGGCAGGTCTGGAAACTGTGGTGGTCTGACACACAATCAAACCGCCGATGTGATGGACGGCAAAAACTACGGCGACGCGCCGACGACTGATTTTTGAGGGGTTTGGAAATGGCTTTGAAAAACGCATCTGATTTTTTGAAAAGCTACGGCGGCGCAAAAACCGAACAACGGCAATGCGCCGAGCATGGCGAATACACGTCAAAAAGCATTTTCCGCGGCGTGTGGACCGGTTGCCCTGTCTGCCAAAAGCTGAAAGCGGCGGACGAGATGGCGGCATACGCGGAAACGCTGCGCCGCGAAGCGAAACGCGACGAACTGTCAAAACGCATCGGGCGATCAGGCATTGCAGAACGGTTTAAAAATTGCCGGATTGAAAATTATGCCGTCGATGATTCGGTGCCGGGAATGGCAAGGGCAAAAGCCGCCGCCGCCCACTATGCGGAAAACTTCGAGGATGTTTTGCAAACCGGTCGCAACCTGATTTTTTCAGGCAAGCGCGGCACCGGTAAAAACCATCTCGCCTGCGGCATTGCCCACAAAATCATCGGCGACGGCAAAAGTGCGATTGTGATCACGGTAGGCGATATGTTGCAGACGGTCAAAGACAGCTTTAACGGCGGTAGCGAAAAAGAGGCGGTTGGCGTGTTTGTGAAGCCTGACTTGCTGGTGTTGGACGAATTTGGCGCGGGCAACCTGTCTGAAACGGATGGTCGGATTTTGTTTTCGGTCATCAACGGGCGATATGAGCGGCTTATGCCGACGCTGGTTTTAACCAATCTGTCCCCTGAAGAATTTCGGCAAAACGTTGACGCGCGTATCAGGGACAGGCTGCGTGATGGTGGTGGGAAATTAATCCCGTTTGATTGGGGAAGCTATCGTGCGTGAAACCTGTTACCACTGCGCCCACGCAGATTTCAAGGCACTTTCTGAAACCGAACTGCGCGGCTTTGCAAAATGCACAAAGGCGCGAAATGCTGAAGAAAGGGCGACGTATTACCACGGCGGGCATATCTGCCATCTGAAAGATTTTTGGTCGGGTGGTAGCGGATTTGAAGCCGCACCGGCGGCAACGATGGCAAAGAGAAGTGAAATTTTTGAAAAATGGCGAACGAAAGGAAAGTGAAAATGGAATGGATTAATTATTTTGGTCTTGCAATGGTTTTTGGCGCGGTGCTTGGTGTGGTGATTCACGCCGCCTCACGCGCGCCGTTGGATGAATTTGGCCGGAGGATTGAACGCGATGACGACTAAAAAATGCATACGATGCGGGGAAGAAAAGCCGTTGAGCGAGTATCACAAAAGCGGCGTGGATGCTTACGGTAACAGTACGTTTAAATCAAGATGCAAGGACTGCGTAAGGATTGAAAATAAATATTACCGAGCGAATAACAAAGAAGCACTGAAAGAAAAACGCCAAGAATTGCGCGCAATGAAAAAAGTCGATTTAGGTGTCTTGATGCGTGAAGCGGCGCAAATGGCAAATCAGGCATTCCCGCTTTTAAGCCCTGCGTATTGGAACACTGGGGCAAACAAACGAGTTTGCGAAGAATTGGGGTTGAAATGAATAAAAAATCAAAGGGTGCGATGTATGCACTAGGTCGTCTGAAAACTGGCGAGATGAACAAGACAGAAGCGGCATACGCTGAATATCTTGAAAAGCAGAAGCAGCAAGGGGTAATCCTTTGGTATCGGTTCGAGGGTGTCAAATTACGACTTGCGGATAAAACTTTTTACACCCCTGATTTTGCCGTCATGACGGCAAACGGCACAATGGAAATGCACGAGGTAAAGGGTTTTTGGCAGGATGATGCCCGCGTAAAAATTAAGGTTGCCGCCGAATCTTATCCATTCCGTTTTGTCGCCGTTAAGGCGAAGTCTAAAAAGGATGGCGGTGGTTGGTCGTTTGAGGTGTTTTAGGGGATATGGTGAGCGCAATCAGAAAAGCCGCTAAAGGCGAGCAATGCACACTGACTAATTAGACCGGGAAAGGATTTGAAATGGCGGTAAATGTTGCGGTGGTGAAAACGCCGGCGGGAACGCTTGCACCGGCGACGGCATACGATGCGGAATTGTTGCGGGATTATGCCGCCGGTCGGCAGTTGAAGGTGGAAATCAAGCAGATGGGCAACCGCAGTTATCAGCATCATAAGCTGTTTTTCGGCGGGTTACTGCCTTTGGCGTATGAATACTGGGTGCCGTCGGGCGGGCTGGTGACGGACGGGGAGCAGAAGCTGATCAGCGGTTTCGCGCGGCGGCTTGAGGCCATGCATTCGAGCGGCGGGCTGTTTTTGGAGTTTGCCGACGAGTTTGTACGGATGGTTGCGGCAAAGCGGGGCGAGAGAATCGGTGCAGTGCTGCAAAGCATGGAGGCTTTCCGCAAGTGGTTGACGATTGAGGCGGGGTATTTCGATGTTTACGAGACGCCGAACGGTTACCGCAAGGAGGCGAAAAGCATCAGCTTCCACAGTATGGGGCAGGAGGAGTTCAATCGGTTTTACCGGGACTGCTTTCAGGTAGCTTGGAACATGATGTTGTCGTCGAAGTTTGAGTCGGAGGAGTCCGCCGAACGGGCAGCTATGGAGATGATGGAGATGGGTGGATGAGCAAGATTACGCAGTCGGCACGCGGTGAGCGTTGTCAGATACGGTTTCCGGGCATTTGCAATCATGATCCGGAAACGACGGTTTTCGCGCATTACCGCTTGGCGGGTTATTGCGGCACGGGCATCAAGCCGCCCGACTTTATGGGCGCTTATGCCTGTTCGCGCTGCCACGATTTGGCCGACGGGCGGCTGAAGGCGGATTGTGCAGAAGGGGAAATTCAGACGGCCTTCGCGGAAGGTGTGATGAGGACTTTGGTTTTGTTGCATGAAAAAGGGTTAATCAAGCTATGAATCAGCAAGAATTTGAATTTATGAACGACTTGGCGCGAGCTTTTGAGCGTCGTTACCGTGATACGCGCAGCCGCAATCGGTGCTTGAGCATCGAGAGCCGCTATATAGGGGAGGAAGTTTGCCCGCATAAGCCTGAAATCGGCTTGAGATACGGCGAAGATGCCATGTTTCTGACTTTGCAGGCGTGGGCGAAGGTGGATGCGCCACAACAGGAGGCCATCCGTATTTCGTTCGGCATCGGTGCGAAGTCGCAGGCAGCTTACGAGGAACGCTTGCAGGCTGAAATTAGGCGGCGCGGCGAGCAGCCCCTGCATTTGCAGACGGATTTGGGCTTGGCCGCGTGGTATGGGGCGATACGGCAGGCGGCAGGGGATGATTTTGATTTGCTGTTTGAGAAGGTTTGATTTTCTTAACGGTTACGGTATGATTGCGAAAATTAACACGTCTTAATGAAAGATAGGAAATGGCATATATCAACATACTGGCTGGCGATTTTCATAAAGGGAAAGCCGTCTTAAAAAATGATTGTATTGTTCTTCTTCGCGGCCAGAAGGTTGCACTGCTTGATATTGCAGGTTATGAGGTGCAGGACGGCGGTGTGATAGAGGTTGTGTTTTTTGATGGCCGCAGAATGCTGGTAGAGAAGAACGACGCATTCCTTCAAGCAGTGAAGGTCGCCCTTTATAATGAATCTCAAAACCCAGAAGAACGGCGGCAGCAATACAACCAAAGGCAGGTTAATTCTGCGGCTAAGGCAAAAAAAGCAAAGAAAATCAAGCTGATTGTGGGCGGTATTTTTGTTTTGCTGTTTGTCGCTATGTGCGCCATGCCGAAAAAGGAATTAACGCCGGAAGAGAGGGCGGCCGCGGACAAGGCAGAGGCGGCAGCCGAAAAGCAGAAAATTGATGGGAAAATTACTTCAGGTGTACGGGAATTTAAGTACGACAAGAAAGCTTATCCGAAGTTATACAAACAGTGGGGTGAGAAGGCCGTCAAAGAAATGAATGGTTATTTGCCACAGATAGCCGAACATGTTGCCCGGGAGAATTCATGCGACGCAGTAGAAAGTGTTGATATTTCAGATGCGCGCAGCAACCCGAAAGCAAAACAAATGGTTTTCTTTGTAGATTGCAGGAATGGTAAACGCTTTTTTGTATCTACTGACGACCTTAATTCCGGTCGGAAATCAACCGCTGAACAGGATAAAGAGATTAATCATTCAGCCGTCATTAGTCAGTGTGATGCGGCAATTAAAGATCAATTGAATCATCCCGGAACGTTTGACCCGCACATCCTAGACACGGCAACCGGAGTAAATCAGAATGGTAATGTCTTGGTTACCCGTGGATTTACGGCTAAAAACGGGCTTGGAATGCAGATTGATTATCGGGCATATTGCGTTATCACAGACAATAAAGTGGAAGTTTCGGTCGAACAGAAATAGTAAAAAAACCCCGCACATCAGGTTTGATAGGGATTGGGGGATTAAATTCCCCATCTATCAAATTTTCAGACGGCCTGTTGTTTTTTCCAGCAATAGGTGTATAATTCAAATCGTTACCCTTGCGGGGCTTTTCGCACGCCCAAAGGATATGAATTTTTAAGCCCGTACATAATAATGTGCGGGTTTTGTTGTTTTCAGACTGCCTGAATTTGAGCTTCTATCTGTACAGGTAGCGGCGTTTGAATTTTCAGGCTGTCTGATTGCCTCGAGATTTTGGATTGGAGGGTTCTCTGGTCGGTCTCAAGTATCTGTGAGCCTTTGCCGTTACGGGTAAAGGCAAAAGGGGCGGCGTAGCCGCTGAGGAAGATGACGCGGACGCTTCCAAATAAACTAGGGGGTCGCGCCCCACTCTCCTTTGTTGACGCTCTTTAAAAACGCGGAGCAAGTGAAACAGCGTTTGCCCGGCCTGACGGTCGCCTGCCATGACAGGCTGTAAAGCGGTTCTTGCACATAGCCCCTGCCGTGTTATCGGTATGGGGCTATCCCTTTTCATGATGTATTACTCTCTTTTGCCGTCTGCATTCTGATCCAAGATTGGAATCAGGCGGCTTTCTTTTTTCTGTGAGGTTCGATATGAGCGGGAAAGAAAAACGCCCTATCGGGCGTCCGACGAAGTACAGCCAAGAAATGGCTGATAAGATTTGCGGGTTGATATCAAACGGCATGAGCTTGAGGGCTATTTGTAATGTGAATGGTATGCCCGCAAGAGGGACAGTGTATCAATGGCTGAGCGAAAATATTGAATTTCAAGACCAATACACGCGCGCGCGAGTTGAGCAGGCGGACTATTTTGCTGAAGAGATTGTGGAAATCGCCGATAACGTGGAAGCTGAAAGCGCGTCAGTGGCAAAGGCTAAATTACAGATAGACGCCCGCAAATGGGCTGCGTCAAAGATTGCGCCGAAGAAATACGGCGATAAATCGGAGCTTGACGTTAAATCAAGCGATGGCAGCATGACGCCGACGGTACGGATAGACGCGGAAGAGTATCGTAAGATAGCTGAAGACGTTTTGCGGAAGATTTAGCACAAAATGCTAATCCTATAGACGGCTTGAATGCCATTTTTGATTAATCTTCCAATGGAATTTGAAATAAAATGGCATTACAGCAATTTGACGAAAAAGAAATATTGGTCATTCGTGATTTTTGCTGGCGCGATTTATATACATTCACGCGCTGGATGTTTCGTGAGCGGCGCGGCTACCAATGGACGCAGGCGAAGCATCATGAGTTGATATGCGACGCGTTGATGCGTGTTTTCAACGGCGAAACAAAACGGCTGATTATCAACATTCCGCCGCGCTACTCGAAAACGGAAATTGCGGTTGTGAACTTTATCGCATGGGCGATGGGTCGTGCGCCTGATAGCGAGTTTATCCATGCGAGCTATTCATCGACGTTGGCGGTCAATAACTCCGTACAGATTCGGAACTTGGTACAGCATGAAGAGTATCGGGCGATATTCCCCGGTGTAGAGCTTGCAAGCGAAAGTAGCCATCATTGGAAGACGACCGCGGGTGGCGTGATGTATGCGACTGGTACGGGCGGTACGATTACGGGTTTCGGCGCGGGCAAGCATCGGGACGGTTTCGGAGGTGCGCTAATTTTAGACGACCTCCATAAGGCTGACGAAGCACGAAGCGAGGTCAGACGGCAAAACGTCATCGACTGGTTTCAAAACACGTTGGAATCACGGAAAAACAGCCCTGAAACGCCCATTGTCGTGATTATGCAAAGGCTGCACGAGAAAGACATCGCGGGTTGGTTGCTTGATGGCGGCAACGGTGAAGAGTGGGAGCATTTGTGCTTATCCGCTATTCAGGAAGACGGCACGGCGTTATGGTCTGAAAAGCACGACATTGAGACGCTGCGCCGTATGGAACAAGCCGCGCCGTATGTATTTGCCGGGCAGTATTTGCAACGCCCTGCCCCGCCTGATGGCGGTACGTTCAAACCTGACAATCTGCAATTTGTGAAAGCCCTGCCCGCTGGGAATATCCGATGGGTACGCGGATGGGACTTGGCGTCCACTGCAAACGACGGCGACTACACGGCGGGCGGCAGGCTTGGCGTAACAGAAGATGGGCGGTATATCATCGCCAACGTCGTGCGCGGTCAGTATGGTGCTGACGAGCGGGATAGGATTTTGAAGAACACGGCGCAAAAAGACGGCGTGAAAACAAAAGTATCTATCCCGCAAGACCCCGGTCAGGCGGGCAAATCGCAAACCCTATATTTAACCCGTCAGTTGGCGGGCTTTTCTGTATCTGCCAGCCCTGAATCGGGCGACAAGGTAACACGCGCCGAGCCGTTCGCCGCGCAGGTCAACATCGGTAATGTGATGGTATTGGATGACGGCACATGGGATACAGACGCGCTGATTTCAGAAATGCGGATGTTCCCAAATGGGCAGCACGACGACCAAATCGACTGCTTGAGCCGTGCATTCGGTGAGCTACTAGACACCCGAACGGGAATGATTGATTACCTGCGGTCGCAGGTCGAGGCAAACAAATGAGTAAAAAGACACCATTATCACAGGGCTTTATTGCCCGCGTTGCCGCTGGTGTCCGTTACGCCTTTACCGGCAACGCGGATGCTTGGATGGATGCGGGTAAGCCTTTAGCCCCTGTCGCGCAACAGGCAGAGGGTCGGCGGTTCGATTATGAGCCGTTCTACAACGTCGGGCATTCCAAACCGCGCGAACGTGAGGCGATAGGCTTTGCACAATTACGCGCCCTTGCCGATAACTACGACGTGTTGCGCTTGGTCATCGAGAAGCGCAAAGACCAAATGGAGAGTTTGATATGGACGATCCAAAAGCGCGATGTTGAGTCAACCAAAGACAACGAATCGCAGCGAAAAGACCGAAAGGTCGATGAAGCGATTGCGTTTTTCCAGTCGCCTGACAAAGAACACACATGGTCGGACTGGTTGCGCATCTTGCTGGAAGATTTGTTTGTTATTGACGCGCCGTGTATTTATCCACGCAAAACATTGGGCGGCGACTTGTACGCCCTTGAAGTGATAGACGGCGCGACGATTAAGCGCGTGCTGGATAACACAGGTCGCCTACCCTTGCCGCCTGAAACAGCGTATCAGCAAATCTTGCACGGCATGGCGGCGGTTGACTACACGGCGGATGAGTTGGTTTACCGTTCGCGCAATAACCGTAGCTACAAGGTTTACGGTTATTCGCCTGTCGAGCAAATCATTATGACCGTGAATATTGCCTTAAAACGGCAAATTCACGCGCTGGAATACTACACGGCGGGCAGCGTTCCCGATGCTTTGATCGGCGTGCCTGAAACGTGGTCGATGGAAGATATTAAACGCTTCCAAGAATACTTTGATTTGCTGTTGTCAGGCGAGACGGCGGAACGGCGCAAGCTGCGTTATGTACCGGGCGAATTATCCCGAAACTTCAAAGAGACCAAGCAGCCGCCTTTAAAGGACGTTTACGACGAATGGCTGGCGCGCGTCGTCTGCTTTGCGTTTAGCGTCGAGCCTACGCCGTTTGTGGCACAGGTAAACCGAAGCGTAGCGGAAACGAGCCGTGAGCAGTCGTTGTCCGACGGCATGAGCAGTCTGAAGAACTGGGTAAAAGCCCTGATTGATGACGTGCTTGCCCGATACATGGACATGGCGGCATATGAGTTTGTTTGGAAGGAAGAAGAATCACTCAATCCGAAAGAACAGGCAGAAATCTACGCTATCTACAAAAACGCAGGCATCTTGACCGCTGATGAAATCCGCGCCGAACTGGGTAAAGAGCCGTTACCGGAGCAGGTGCAGCCTGAGCCGAATCATCAAGACGACCAGCAGCCCGAAGAGCAGCCGAGCCAAGAGGCTGAAAAACTGGGAAAGTCGGAAAGCCCGATGAGCGAAGACGAAGCCGCCGCGCTTATTGAGGCTTATTTGCTGACGCGCATTGACGGCTTGGCTGAACAGATTGCCGCGCTGATTGGTGGGGCGGCTGTTGACTGGCAGGCAGATGACCTAACCGCCGAACTGAATCGAGTAGCTAAAATCATTACCGACGGTTTGGATTTTGGCGAGTGGTCGGGCTTGTCTGATGTGGTCGAGCCGATAATCAGGCGAGCGGCGGAAGATGGGGCAGTAGCCGCCTTGTTGCATGTTATGCCTGACCCTGCTGTCGGTATGGTTACGAATATTCGCAGCCGTGCCGTCAAGTGGGCGCATGACCGCGCCGCCGAAATGGTCGGCATGAAGTGGGTGGGCGGCGAGCTTATCCAAAATCCTGCCGCCGAATGGCAAATCACAGAGGGAACGCGCGAAATGATACGCGCCCAAGTGGTTGAAGCCATGCAGAACGGCGACAGCGTGCAGGAATTGGCAGGCCGTCTGAAAGAATCTCACGCTTTCAGCAATACCCGCGCCCGAACCATTGCCCGAACTGAAACGGCGATGGCTGACGGCATGGGTAATCTGATTGGCTGGGAAGAGACCGGGCTTGTTTCCGGTAAGCAGTGGCTGACCGCTGAAGACGATAAAGTGTCAGAGATTTGCAATACAAACGGCAAGATGGGCGTGATTGGTCTGCATGAGCATTTCGCACATGGAGGCATGACACCGCCAGCGCACCCTAATTGCAGATGTACGGTCGTCCCTGTTTTGGCAGAGGATATGACGAAAGTTTAGTTTTACTGTTGGTAGTGTTGGGGTTTACCGCTCTCTTTACGGGAGCGGCTTTTTTTTGGAGTAACGAATGGCAAAGTTATACGCAGAAATCGCCAAGATGGAAGCGCAGGACGACGGTACCGTCAAAGTTTGGGGTTATGCCTCAAGCGAAGCGGTCGATTCAGACGGCGAAGTCATCGCGGCGGAAGCAATGAAAGCAGCTATTCCTGACTATATGAAGTTTGGCGCAGTGCGTGAAATGCACGGCTCAAACGCAGCGGGAACGGCTATCGAAATCAACGTAGAAGACGACGGGCGCACATTCTTCGGCGCGCACATCGTTGACCCTGTTGCGGTTACTAAAGTAAAGACAGGCGTTTACAAAGGTTTTTCAATCGGCGGTAGCGTTACCGCCCGCGATGGATTGAATAAGTCGCAAATCACGGGCTTGAAGCTGACAGAAATCAGCCTTGTTGACCGCCCTGCAAATCCTGACGCGGTGTTTACCTGCTTTAAGGCGGATAAGCCCAAAGACGGCGAAGAAGCTGCGGATAAGGACGACGAGCCAGCCGACAAAGCTGATGAAACGCCCGCCGATGATGCTGAAAAGGCAGACGACAAAAAGGACGAAACCGAGAAATCGGCAAGCGTCGAATTGTCCGAATCTGAAATCGCCATTTTGAAAGCGGTATTGGCAAAGGCTGATAAGTCGGAATACGAGCATAAATACGAGCCGGTCGCTAAATCAATGTGGCAAGTCAAATCGTTAGCCGACGTGTTGGCGTCTTTGAGATGGCTGATTGAGGACGCTATCTATGACGATGTGGACGCGGCCGTTATCGCGCAAATCAAAGAATCAGCAGCCAGCCTCGCCGAATCGCTGAAAGCGTTGACAGTAAGCGAAGCCGACAAGCTGGTCGATGGTTTGGCAGCTAAAGCCGACAAATCAGACGACCTTGCTAAAGCCGAATCAGTGGACGAGCTGGCAAAGGCACAAGACGCGCTGAAGAAATCGAATGATGCACTTGCCAAAGCACAGGCGGAAATCGAAAGCCTGAAGAAACAGGCAGCCCCGCCGAAAGGCAGCATCAAAGCTATTAGCAAGGCAGAAGATAACGGCGAAGACCCTTTAAACGGTTTTCAGCCGATTGTAAAGAATGACGGTTCGCTTGATGACGTGGCAACACTCATCAAGGCAGCACAAACAGGCCGTCTGTAACACCGCTTACAGGCGGTTTTTTTATTTTTGGGAGCTTTAAATGAACGTGAATCAAATCACTCAAGAAACGCTTGAACTGATGAAATCAGCACAAGCAGGCGGCGAGCCGCTGAATAAAGGTTTTACTCAGCCGACCAGTTTTACCACCGGTCTGCAAACCTATGACCTTTCCGCGCCGTCGCAAAAACTCTATCCGGTATTGACCCCGTTGCGTAACCGTATCCCCCGCGTGGGCGGCGGTCGAACCATCGGCTCAAACTGGAAAGCCATCACTAATATTAATGTTGGCAACCAACGAGCAGGGGTTAGCGAAGGTAACCGCGGCGGTGTCATCAACCATGAAATCGTTGAGCGTAACGCGCAATTCCGCGCCATCGGACTGGAAAACCAAGTAACCTTTGAAGCGGATTACGCGGCACGCGGCTTTGAAGACGTGAAAGCGTTAGCGGTTGCCCAAACCCTGCAAGCGACTATGGTTGCTGAAGAAATGATTTTGCTGGGCGGTAATACCAGCCTGAAAGCAGGTGTTACCCCTACCCCGACCGCTGTTGCATCTAACGACACTCTGGGTAAAATCAGCACTTCAAGCCTGTCCGTCGTCTGCGTGGCTTTGGGTTTGCAGGCATACTGGGACGTCGCAGGCGCAAACAACGGCGCAATCGGACAAGGCTTGAGCATCAAAACTGCCCAAGTCCCTGCCAAAATCACACGCCAAAACGCTGACGGCACTACCGATACATTCGGCGGCGGCTCTGCTCAAAAATCTGCAGCGGCTTCCGTTTCAGGTGTTGGTACGGGCAAAAAAGTAACCGCCATGGTTCCCGCCGTTCGTGGCGCGGTTGCCTACGCTTGGTACTGGGGCGCGGCCGGTTCTGAAAAACTGGGCGCGATTACCACCGCCGCCAAAGTGGAAATTTTGGGCGATGCTGAAGGCACTCAAACCGCCGCATCATTGCCGTCTGAAGACAATTCCACTTCCGTTTTGGAGTTTGACGGCTTGCTGACCCAAATCGCCCTGCCTGATTCAGGTGCGTTCTGGTCGGACAACAAAGGCAACGGCTTGACTTCCGACGGTGCGGGCGGCGTGTATGAATTTGAAGAAGCGTTCGCGCATTTCTTCACGAAATACCGCCTGTCCCCCGATACAATCTACGTCAACGCCCGCGATTTGGCTGCGTTGACTAAGCTGATTATCGGCAACGGTGGTGCGCCGCTGATTAAACTGAAAGTGGACATCGAAAACGCCAATAGCATCCGCGCGGGTGTGGTGGTCGGTTCGTACATGAACAAAATCACAGGCGAAGAACTGAGCATCGTGGTTCACCCAAACCTGCCTGCCGGTACCTACCTGTTCTACTCGTCCCGTTTACCGGGCTACGTACAAGGCATGAGTAACCTGTTGCAAGTGCGCACGCGCCAGGAGTATTACCAAGTCGAATGGCCGCTGCGTAGCCGTCGATATGAGTACGGCGTCTATGCGGACGAGTTGCTGCAAGGTATGTTCATGCCTGCATTTGGTATGATTACCAACGCTGGTTAATCCTAATAAGGTCGTCTGAATTTTCAGGCGACCTTTTCTTTTGGAGAATCAAAATGACAGAAATGGTTAAATTACAAGCCCCTGAGGGCTTTACCGACGTATCCTTTGGCAGCCAAAGCTACACAGTGGGCGAAGACCGTATCGTGGAAGTCCCCGCTGAAGCCGCGCAATTTTTGTATCAGTTTGGTTTCGGCAACGTTGCTGCTGAAGCTGCCGAAACTGAACAGGCTGAAAAAGCCAAGCGCGGACGCAAAACGAAAGCCGAGCAGCCGGTAGAACAACCAGCCGAACAGGCTGAAACTGTTGAAGCAGTAGAGCCTGCTGAAGCCGAACAGGCTGAAGCCGAGCAAACCGCCGAAACTGAACAGGCTGAATAACGATGACCGCCCTTGTCTCTCTTGATTTATTCAAACAGCGGCTGGGCGTTACCCACGATAAGCAGGACGGATATTTCCAAACCCTGCTTAACGGGATATCGGCGGCTGTCGAAGCCTATATCGGGCGCAAACTCGAAGCGGCGGATTACGTCGAGCGTTACAACGGCAACGGCAAAAACCGCATCGTTTTGAATCAATACCCCGTCCTATCCGTGTCGTCTGTAAAAATCAACGGGCGCACGGCGAACGACTGGGATTTTGATAACTGGCTGCTGATTCGTCATGCCTGTTTTGCACAGGGAATCCGAAACGTCGAGGTATCGTACCGCGCGGGCTATGAAACCATACCTGCCGATATTCAGGAAGCCATCTTGATTATTGCAACGCAGCGCATGAACGAAATCGAGAACAAGGGCGTACAGAGCAAGACGCTTGCAGGTGAAACCATCTCGTTTTCAACGTTCAGCGAGTCGGGCGGTATGCCGCCGTCAGCGTTTGCGATACTCAATGAGTACAAGCGGAAAGGCGTGTAATGCTGAAGATGGAATTTATCGGCGGCGATGTTTTGGTGGCGTTATTGCGAGCATATGGCGACAAGGTTCAGACGGCTGTCGTGAAGTCTGTCGCACGGTCGGCGTTGAAGTTGCAAAGCGAAGTCATGGAAAACCGCCTGTCTGGGCAGGTGTTGAATGTACGGACGGGCAATCTGCGGCGGTCGATACACCAACGCGTAACCAACACGGGCGGCGCGGTAATCGGCGAGGTAAACACAAACGTCCGTTACGGCAAGGCGCACGAATATGGCTTTGCAGGCACGGTAAACGTCAAGGCGTCTTTACGGCAGGTTCGTCAGGCGTTTGGACGACCGCTTAAATCGCCGCGATACGTTCAGGTTAGAGCGCATTCCCGCAATGTTCGCCTGCCTGAACGGTCTTTTCTGCGGTCGGCTTTGCGCGATATGAAACCTGAGATTGAAGCGGATTTGAGAAACTCCGTGAAAGGGGCATTGCGATGAATCGTGAAGCGATTTACTCCGCACTGTGGGCGAAGCTGGACGCATTGGACGGCTTTGTTACCAAGAGCCGCAAACTGCTGCACTGGAACGATGTGAAACGCTACAACCAACCCGCGTTATTTATGGCACAGGGCGATATGCAGGCGGTAACGCTGACAGGGCAGGAAACCAAGTGGATTTTGCGCGTCGATGTGTATCTGTACGTCAAAACGTCAGGCGAACCGCCCGCGCCTATCATGAATCCGCTGATTGACGCGGTGTGTAATACCGTGAACGCCGTCCACCCTATCACGGGCAAGACGGCTTTGGTGGTCGATGGCGCGGATGTCGAATATTGCCGCGTCGAGGGTACGCTCGAAACCGACGAGGGAACGCTTGGCGAGCAGGCAGTTTGTATTATCCCGATTGTGATTTGCGCCGCGTAATGCGGTTTTATTTTTGAAAGGAAATGTCATGCAGTTGACGTTTGGTAGCGGCGAAGTGTTCGCCGAAATGATTACGGATGCTTACGGCAACCGTGTCCAGAACGCAACGCCCGTGCGAATCATGGGCTTGCAAGAAATGTCCGTCGATTTGTCGGCGGAATTGAAAGAGTTCTTCGGTCAAAACCGCTTTGCTTTGGCTGTGGCACAAGGTAAGGTCAAAGTGTCAGGTAAATTCAAGGGCGCGTTAATCAACGGTCTCGCCCTGAATACCCTGTTTTTCGGCGCAGAGTATACGACTGGAACCATGAAAGCACTCTGGGCAGATGTTACGGGTAAAGCGATTCCCGCGAGCGGCGCATATACCGTGCAGGCAACCGCGCCTAATGGCGGTCGCTTTGTTGAGGACGCGGGCGTTATGGGTAGCGATGGTACGGCTTACATCAAGGTCGCCAGCAATCCGACGGCGGGGCAATACATGGTGTCCGCAACAGGCTTGTACACCTTTGCTGACGCGGACAAGGGTAAGACCGTCTATCCCAGCTTTACCTACACCCAAACCATGCCGTCAGCCAAGAAACTTGAACTGACAAACTTAGCGATGGGTAATACGCCAACATTTAAACTGAAATACCTGACGCAGTTCAAGGGCAAAAAAGCCCTGTTGGAACTGGAGAGCGTAACCAGCGGTAAACTGGGCTTGTTCTCGACCAAAAACGACGACTTTTCCGTCCCTGAAATCGACTTCACGGCGCAAACCGATGAAGCGGGCTTTAAAGTCGGTACGTTGTGGATCCAAGAGTAATCACGCAGGCCGTCCGAAAGGGCGGCCTTTTTATTTGACCTGAATCAAGGAAACAAAAATGACAGTACGAATTAAAGGCGTAACCGTTGAGCTGAACGGCACAAATTACGTTATCCCACCTATCGCACTTGGCGCGCTGGAACAGTTGCAAGAGCGCATCGGCGCATTTGACGGCAACGTCCAAGACGCAAAACAAATCTCCACCGTTATTGATTGCGCCCATGCCGCGCTGCGCCGCAATTATCCCGATATGACGCGCGAACAGGTTGCCGATTTGATTGATATTGCCAACATGGGCGACGTGTTTGCCGCCGTGATGGATGTTTCAGGTCTGAAGCGCAAAGAACAGGAAGCCGCACAAGCGGGGGAAGTTCAGGCGGCGGACTAAGTTTCGGCGCAATGATTGCCCACGTCTGCGCCTCTACGGGGTGGACGTGGGATTACGTCGTTGAAAACTTGGATTTGCCGCGCATACAGCATTTGAACGAGTATTGGCGCGAACACCCGCCCGTACATATCTTGGTGGCGTCGTACATGGGCATCAAGCCGTCGTCAGGCGTCGCACAAAGCGAAGCGGACGAAGCGGAAGCCATCGGTATGCTTGGCGGTAACGAACTGCCGAAAGAAGAATTTGACGCTCTGCTGAAAGCGAAAGGAATCATCTAAATGGGTAATGCAATTTTCCCCACGTTTCCCGGCTTGAAGTGGGGACGGAAGAAAACGGCGGTATGGAGTACCGGGACGCAGAAATCAGCGAGCGGTCGTGAATTTCGAACCGCCTACTACACCTACCCGCAATGGCGGTTCTCGCTGTCGTTCGAGGTGTTGCGGACAAAGGCGTCCATAAACGAGTTGGAGCAACTGGCAGGCTTCTTCAACGCCCGCAAAGGCAGCTTTGAAAGTTTTCTGTATGAAGACCCAACCGACAACGCCGTAACCGATCAGCCTATTGGAAACACGGTGCAAGGCGTTACGCGCTATCAGCTTGTCCGTTCGATTGGTGGATTTATCGAGCCTGTGTTGGCTGTCAAGGAGCGACCCGCCGTCAAAGTGGGCGGCGTAGCGTTGACGTATGGGCGCGATTATTCCGTTACCGATAAGGGCGTTTTGGTTTTCAACACGCCACAAACGCCGGGTCGTCCGATTACATGGACAGGCGGTTTTTATTTCCGCGTGCGATTTGCGTCTGATACGGTGGATTTTGAAAACGTTTTGGGCAGCCTGTGGGCAGCCAAAAAGATTGAGTTTACGAGCGTGAAGTTATGAAGACAGCGACAAAAGAACTAATTGACTTGCTGCACGGTAGCGACGAGTTTCAGATGGCGGATTTGTACACCATCACGCTTTCGGGCGGGCAGGTGTTACGCCATACCAGCGCGGATATGCCTGTCGTTTGGGATGGGCAGACCTACGAAGCGCATAAGCTGATTATCAAGCGCGGGGCAACCCGTATCGCTGTCGGATTGGACGTGGATTCCAACACCCTGCAAATCGCTTCCGACCCTGATTACAGGCTTGAGGGCTTGCAATGGGCTGAAGCTGCTTTGGGTGGCGTGTTGGACGGCGCACGGGTCAAGATAGACCGCGTATTCTTTGGTGTCGGTGCTTCATCTATCGGCAACATGGTCGAAGATGCGGGCGCGGTTTTGGAGGTTTCGGGCGCGAATCGAACCGAGACCAAAACGCTGCAAGTTCGCGGCGATTTGCCTAATGAGTTTGTTTTATCGTGTGATATTGCGCTTGAAAACGCAACGTCAATCTACGGTAAACCCTATCCGCGTATCGGGGCTGAACTGTCTGTAACCTATACGGACAATTCCGTCGGCTATTTTAGCTGCTGGTACGAAGATGCGGTCAGTGGTACCAAGAAAACATTGAGTGAACGCATTTCGGCAAAACACGCAATCCCCGCAGGCAAAACAGTCAAGGAAATACGCAGCCTGATTATACAGGCGCGATACCAAACATCTGATTCCATCAGGGTTTCAGGTGTTGATTTACGGTCGGCTGCCGATGCGGTCGGTTCGCTTGCCGAACTTCGTCCTGTCGGTGCTGTGAATATCTTTTCCGGCCGCGTGTCGGACGTATCGGGCAGCAGGTCGTCTGTAAAGGTTGACGTCAAATCCGACATTGAGCTTTTGAACGTATCAAGCCCGCGCAACATCTATCAGGCGGGCTGCATGAGAACGCTCTATGACGAGGGCTGCAAGGTTAACCGTGAGAAATTTACGGTGGACGGCCGCGTAACGGCGAACAGCCAGACGGGAAACGAACTGCAACACAATCTGACGCATGAGAACGGCTGGTTTTCGCAGGGCGTGATTAAGTTCACGAGCGGGCGAAACGCAGGCTTGAGCAGGACAATCAAGGCGCATAACGGCAATACGTTCGAGTTTGCCCTACGGCTGCCCTACCCGCCGCAGGCTGGTGATGTGTTTAAGGTTTATCCCGGCTGCAATAAGCGTCAGGATACCTGCAAAAACAAATTTAACAACGTCGTGCATTTTCGCGGATTTCCTTACATTCCGTCTGCTGACACGGTGGTTTAGAGGTCGTCTGAAATGGATTTAAGAGAACAAATTGTCGAAGAGGCGTGGTCATGGCTTGGTACGCCCTATCATCACTTCGCAATGGTCAAGGGCGCGGGCGTGGATTGCGCCATGCTGCTTGTCGGAGTTTACGGCGCGGTCGGTGTCGTCCCCGATGACTTCACGCCGCCCAAATATTCCCGCGATTGGCACCTGCACCGCGATACGGAACGGTATTTGGAGGTCATCGCCAAGTTTTGCAAAGAGACGGACGACCCGAAGCCCGGCGATATTGCCTTGTGGAAGTTTGGGCGCACGTTTAGTCATTCCGCCATCTTGGTAGGCGACGGCAAGATTATTCACAGCTACATCGGGCGCGGCGTGGTTTTGGACAACATCGACCAGCCCGAACTTGACGGGCGCGAAGTGAAATTTTTTACACTGGAGGCATTTAATGAACATTGAAGTATCAGCCTATGGGCTTGGCGGCGGTAGCGGTGGCAGCGGCGGCAGTTATGACGACACGGCCATTAAACAGGAATTGACGCGCATCAAACAGACGTTGGAAGCCTTGCCAAACAGCGCGCCATACGACGCCGCCGAAATCAAAAAAGAGTTGGAAGCCGTCAAAAAACAACTTGCCAATCAGCCCAAAGGCGGGGCGGCGTATGACGACACCGATTTGCGCAAACAGATTGCGGCGGTTGCCGAGCAGGTCAGCAAAATAGCCGATACCCGCAAAGAGTATCAGGCGGCATACGTCCCTCGTTCGCAATTTATCTCCACGCCGTCAAACAATGAATTTATGACGGTCAAGTTTCAGCGTCCGTTTAGCAAACGACCGTTTGTCAAAGTTACTTTGGACTTGATTACAACGACCGTGCGCCTAACCTATATCGGCAATGCCACGGAAACGGGTTTTGATATTGCAACCAACTACGCAGGCTCTCTTGAGGGGGTTTGGTACGAGGCGCATTTAGTAGATTGATATTTAGAGGTTTTTATGGGCGGTAAATCATCAACCATTACATCGGCAGAAGAACGGATTTTATCGTTACAGGTACAGCGGTCATCGCAGGGGCTTACCCTGCCTGTCATCTACGGTAGGACGCGCGTTGCCGGTAATCTGATTTGGTACGGCGACTTTACCACCATCGAGCATAAAACCACGACACAACAAGGCGGCAAGGGCGGCGGAGGTGTAACACAGGAAGACATCAAGTACACCTACGAAGCCGCCGTCATGCTTGCTTTGTGCGAGGGCGAGATTAGCGGTGTCGGTCGTATTTGGCGGGATAAGGAGAAATTCGATTCGCTGGCACAACTGCGCCTGACGCTTATGCGCGGCGGCGACGAGCAGCCGTTGTGGACGCATTTGGCGCAGGCAAAGCATACCGACCAAGCCTTGAACTATTCAGGTACCGCCTACCTGTGCAGCCCAAATTACGAACTGACAAAATCAGCGCAAATCTACCAACATAATTTCGAGGTAATCGGCAAGCTGGGCTATTCGGGCAATATCCCTGACGCAAACCCGCGCGATATTATCCGAGACCTGCTGACGAACCAACGCTACGGCTGCGGATTCCCCGTTGACAGCATCGGCGACACCGACCGATACAGCAACTATTGTCGCGCGGTCGGTATTTTTCTAAGCCCTGCTTACACGGAACAGGGCGAGGCGCAACGGAATATCTCCGAGCTTCTGGAACAGACCAACAGCGCGGCGGTGTTTTCGCAAGGTCGTCTGAAAATCATCCCCTATGGAGACGGCAATTATAGGGGCAACGGCGCGGCTTATATTGCCGACAACAAAGCCATCTACGACCTGACAGATGACGACTTTATCGTTTCTGGCGCGGAAGACCCTGTAAACGTTGAGCGTAAAACCAATGCCGATGCGTTTAACCAAATCCAAGTCGAGTATCTCGACCGTGACAACGACTACAACGTCGCCATCGCGGAAGTGAAAGACCAGGCGAACATCGAGCAGTACGGATTGCGCCCGAAAGACGCTGTCAAAATGCACGGTATTTGCGACGGTAAGGTAGCGCAAAAGGTAGCCCAACAACTGCTGCAACGCGCCCTGTATGTCCGCAACGAATATGATTTTAAGCTGGGCTGGAAATACTGTCTGCTTGAACCGATGGACATCGTAACCCTGACTGACGCGGGGCTTGGCTTGAATAAAACCCCCGTCCGAATCACAGAGATTGAGGAGGACGAAGAGGGTGTATTGTCCGTCAAGGCGGAAGATTACCCGCTTGGCGTCCATACCGTATCAGAATACCCGACGCAGCCGTCTTTGGGCTATTCGGCAGACTACAATGTTTCGCCGGGCAATGCCCATGCGCCAGTAATTTTTGAAGCCCCGTTGCAACTGACAGGCGGCGAACCGCAAATTTGGATGGCAACCGCCGGCGGCGATATGTGGGGCGGCGCGGAAGTGTGGGTATCGACAGACGGCGACAGCTATACGCGCGTCGGCGCAGTCAACCATAAAGCGCGTTTCGGTTCGCTGACGGCTGCTTTGTCAAGCGGTGCGGTTTTCGACCGCACCAACACCCTGAGCGTGGAAATTTCCGCAGGTCAGATGACAGGCGGCACGGAGCAGGACAGCCGCGATTTGCTGACGTTGTGCTACGTTGACGGCGAGTTTTTGGCATACGCCAACGCCGAACTGAAAGGCGTTGGTCGTTACACGTTGGGCAACCTGACGCGCGGCGCATATGGTTCGGCTATCGACGCCCATGCGGCGGGCAGTAAGTTTGCGCGCATCGATGAAGCATTGTTCAAATATGCCGTCCCGCGTAACTGGATTGGTCGGACTGTTTGGGTTAAGCTGGTTTCCTACAACGTTTTCAGCGGCGGCATCCAAGACTTGGCGTCCGTTCCTGCGTATTCCTACACCATCAAGGGCGCGCCGCTTGGGCAAATCCAAAATCTACGCCTGACATCATCTTGGGCATACGGCAAAGAAGCCGTCATCGCTTGGGGCAAGTTGGACGGCGCGGACACCTACGACGTGGAAATCTACGCAGGGAACAGCCAACGTCGTTTACGGGTAATCAGCGGTATTGTGGACAACAGCTACACCTACACGCAGGCTGACATGAAAGCCGACGGCGGGCAGGTGCGCGATGTTGTCTTTAAAGTTCGCGGGCGAGCCGTTACCGGGAAAACTGGCAACTGGGCGCAAATCGCGGCGCAAAATCCGCAACTGGCGGCGTTACAAGGCATTGCTGTCGACAGCGGTTTGAAGCAGGCGTTTTTTACCTGTCAAAAACCTGCCGAAGAGGATTTCGCCGGTATCATCGTTTGGGTTTCTGAAAACGCAGCCGTACCGACCATAGACGCAAACAAAGTCTATGACGGCGCGGAAACGTTTGTAACCATCGCCAAATGCAACGGCAAACCGCTGGAGAAAGGCAAGACCTACCATTTGCGCGCGGCGGGCTATGACAGCTTTGGCAAAGACAGCCTGAAAGTCAGCAACAGCGTGGCTTTTACCGTTTACGACGTCAATACGACCGACCTGTCGGAAAGCAATCTGAACAAGTCATTGCGCGATAAAATCAACCTGATTGACAGCAATGGCACAGGCAGCGTCAACGAACGTATCAAAAACGCGAAGGAAGACAGCAAAAGAGAAGTCCAGACCCTTACTTCGCGGCTCGATGCGTTCGAGGTAGGCGGTAGAAACTACGCCTTGTCGACAGGTAACGATGCAAAAGTGTTGACCGTTAGCGGGAATAATCAGACCAAGTCCGTAAATATTGACGTCTCCCCTAATTTGGAACTGAAACAGGGTGACAATCTGATTATTTCATGCGACATCGAGCTGACAAACGCTACATCACCGCACGCCAAACCATACCCGCGAATCGGCGCGGAATTTTCGGTAACCTATGCCGATAACTCGGTCGGCTATTTTGGCGCATGGTACGACGAAGCGGTAACCGGTACGACCAAAACGCTGAAGCAGCGGCTTGTTGCCAAGCACACGGTCGCCAAAGAGGTTAAGGCACTACGTAGCATCATCGTTCAGGCACGGTATCAGACATCGGAATCCATCAAGGTTTCTAATGTGAAGCTGGAACGCGGTACGGTAGCGACCGACTGGACGCCTGCGCCTGAAGACAATGACGGCTTGCAGGAAGTTCGCGGTACGGTTCAGGTGGTTCAAAACACACTGACCCAAGCGACGGGCGACATCAAATCGCTTGGCGAACGTATCACGACGGCACAGTCAACCGCCGACGGCAACACAGCGACGGTACAAGCCCACGCGAAAAGCATCAACGGCTTGGAGGCGCAATACACGGTCAAGGTGGACGTTAACGGCAAGGTAGCAGGCTACGGCTTGGCAACCACGCCGAAAAACGGTACGCCTGAAAGCAAGTTTATCGTCAACGCCGACCGTTTCGGTATCGGCGCACCGGGTAAAGCTGACGTATTCCCGTTTACGGTCGATACACAGCAAAACCGTGTCGGCGTGAATGGCGAACTGGTGGTAAACGGCAAGGCGATTGTCGATAGGTTGAACGCCGGGGATATTCACGGCGATAAAATCACGGCAAACACGCTGAACGCAAACCGTCTGAAAGCAGGAAGTGTTACGGCGCGCGAAATAGGTGTAGATAAGTTGTCGGCAATATCTGCCAACTTGGGAGATATTCGAGGCGGCCGCATGGATTTGGGCAACGGTCGTTTTGTCGTTGAGAGTAACGGTGATGTGTCCTTGTCATCATCTAGCGGACAAGTTGGCATGAAGCTGAAAAATGAGCGGCTTACCGTTTATGACTCAAACGGCTATTTACGGGTGATTGTGGGATATAAAGGAAATACCTGATGGATTATGGGTTATTCTGTTTTGACGATCAGGGGAATCCTATTGATGTAAACTTGGACGCCAGCTTGATTGTGGAGGGGGTTTTGTTTTTGGGAAACGCCCCATCGGGATTAATTGCTTTGGATATGTTGTTTCCACGCCGCAATTTTTTCAAAGGGATTTTCCTAATCCCCCAATCTCACGCGATCGGAAACTGGAACACCGAATATTTGAGTATATCAAAGTTGCAAAACGGAACATTGCAATGGGTACACTCTTTTTATCATAAACGCCTTTTCGGCGATGGGTTTATTACCCATTGCGGTGCTTTTGCGGGTAGGAGCTTGCTTTATGGCTACTTCAACTGATGACAAAGACTGGGGATTTGCTATTTATAACGAGGCGGGGGTGGATTTGGTTAATTTTGGCTTATTCACGCCGAAATATATCGGTAAATTGCATTTATCCCTGCCTGAAGGGGCTGGTGGGTTGAATAATCTCCGCGTCGTGTCAAACAGCGGTCGAGAGGTGTCTATAACTGACGGCAGTCTAAACGTACCTTTTGAAACACTGATTGCAAAAGGCAATTACCCCGAACGAAGCAGCGGCGCATTGTCGTCGGGATACCTATTCCCCGCTCCGAATAACGGCATACGCATGATTCTTCCGTTATATGGCTCTTCGGGGGTGGGTGAAAGGACTAGGGGCTTAGTTCCCGCCGTGATTCACGGATGGGGCAGCGGCTACAATCAAGAAAAATTTGAAATGGCGACTTTGATGTGCAACTCCTTGAAATCAGGGTCGGATATTTTGCACGCATCGCTTGAAATGAAGCATATAGACGGTCAATTATCTGTTGATGACAAGTCAAATTATGTAACAGGGTTGCCATACTCCAACAATAGGGCTGAAAACTACAATCCCACCGGTCTGCCTATTACGGCATCGTTTCGCAGTACGCGCACAGGCGTAAATGAGGTTGCCGGGTTTTCCGCCGTGAGCCTCGGTTGCGGATATATGGTGATTGATATGGCAGGCGGTACGGATTTGGAGGTGTTTTTTTACGAAACAGCCGGGTTACCGTACGAGTACCTTTGCAAATGCTCAACCGCTATCAAATACAATCCTTACGGGCTTGCCAGTTATGACTATACCCCACAAAAAATCAACTACGTCATGCCTAAAAAAGGGAGTATCGCTGAAGTAAATGACGGCTACAATAGGTCGGTTACGTTTTCGGACTTGGTTGTCGGAAAAATGGAACGGGCAAGGTGGTTTTTTGCCCGCCCCCCTCAAAATAGCCGATACCGCCCTGATACAGTCCCGGCGATAATTGACACGCTTCGAAATGGTGAAAATGAGGATAATCGCAAAAAACTTACCCGATTTTTAGAGGGGAATGAAAATGCCCCGCTGAAATACGGGCAATACGACAGCTCGTCAACCCCGTTAAAACTCATGGGGACGACGGCGCAAAACGGCGGGACGGTAAAGCGGAGGGTGTCGGGTGTCGGATTGTTTTACGAGGTATCGGGAATAGACCTTTCCAAAGCCGCCCAGCCTGTCGGGATGCTTGGATGGGACAATGCCGCACTTTACAAGACGGGGCTGCCTGATGGTTTTGGAGCGGGTGTACACAGCCTTTTCCAAAGCAAACAAGATGGCTCCTCTTATTATCCGATGCTGCCAAATCCGCAAGACACATTTAAATGGGATTTGAACAAGGTCAATTCATACCAGCCGATTCTAAACTATCGGTATTCGAACGTAATTGCGGATAAAAGCGATGGCGGCGGGCTGACTGGGTGGCAAAAGGTAAATGCAGACTTGGCCAATACGTTTAATGCGCGGATGGCATCAAACCTGCCTTACAGTTATCGCCAGTTTAATAAGGCGCAATCAGTCGCCCACGTCTCACGCAGTAAAGAGATTGTGTGGGCAAGTTACACAAACCCGCTACCAGGTTCGGCGTATTACGATGCAGCGACACGGGCGGCTGAGTCTCAGGCGATGCAGCTTGTCAGACAAACGGAAGCACGCTTGGAAGAGGTATCAAGGGCGTTTGAGGAAAGAATGGAAGCTGAATTGCTGGACTCTGAAATCAACGCCTTTAAATCAAAAATGGGTTTATTGGAGCAACTGTCAAAAATCGCAAATGAGAATACCTCGAGAAGCTGGCAAGATCCATTTTGGGGAGCGTGGGCTTATAGGCATAGCGACAAACTGGAGTTATATTGCGCCGCGCGAGAAGCGTTGCCGGAAACAACAACCCCACTCCCTGAAAATTGGCTTTGCTGTGTAAAGCCTGATGTTTAACACTTTAAAGATTGGAAAGTTATGACTAAACAAGTAATTGCAATTAACCGCGAAATCGAAGACGAAAGCACAGGCGCAACGGCAAGCCATCATGTAATCGAATATGTAAGTATTGATTACAAGTTCAAAACCGTTACGGCAACCCTGAACGGCTACGTCTCGAAAAAGGCGTATGAAGCCGGACGAAACCCGCTTTGCTCCCACTCAATTTCTGTCAACGCCCTACCTGAAGAAGGCGAGGTATCCCGCGCTTGGCTGTACGGCAAGGCGGTTGAGCAGGGCAACGAACAAAGTGTCTTTTCAGGCGCGGAACTGGTCGAAGCCTGATGTAAATTTGAACCATGCCCGTGATGATTCACGGGCTTTTTTATGGGCGGTCGTATGAGTGATTTAGAAACGAAAATCAAGATAACCGTCGAGAACGGCACGGCTGCGGGTTTTAATCAGGCAGCAAACTCGGCGCAATCGGCATCGAAACAGATTGAATCGGCAATATCGCAGGTCAAAAGCCAGTTGACGCGCAGCTTTTCCGAGATGCAAAAGTCGATGGAAAAGGCGTTTGACATTGATATGTCCGATTTTATCGGGGGTGTCGGCGACGGTAAGGAAAAGGTCAAAGAGTTAAACGCTGAACTTGCCAAGACAGGCGATAAGGCGGAGGAGGCGGCGGGCGGGCTGGGTAAAATCGGTACGCTGTTGGCGGGATTTGCGACGGTGTCGTTTGCAAAATCCATGCTTGATACTGCCGATGCCATGCAGTCAATAAACAGCCAAGTACGTCAGGTAGTGTCGTCTGAAACGGAGTATTTAGCCGTACAGCGTCAGCTTTTGGACGTGGCGAACAATACCCGTGCATCGCTTGAATCAACGTCGAGCCTGTATGTGTCCACAAGCCGCGCCCTGAAAGACTACGGCTACACGCAACAGGAAATCTTGCAATTTACCGAAGCGACCAATAACGCAATGACAATCGGCGGTGTGGGCGCACAACAGCAAGCCGCCGCGCTGATGCAGTTGTCGCAGGCTTTGGGTAGCGGTGTATTGCAGGGCGACGAATTTAAATCCATTGCCGAAGCAGCCCCTATCCTGCTCGATACCATCGCGGAATATATGGGCAAGTCCCGCGCCGAAATCAAAAAGCTGGGCAGCGAGGGCGAATTGACGGCGGATGTGATTTTTAAAGCCATATCGGGCGCGTCGGAAAAGTTTGGCGAGCAGGCGGCAAAAATGCCTATGACGATGGGGCAGGCATTGACGGTGTTTTCAAACAACTGGCAAAGCATGGTTTCCAAGCTGCTGAACGACAGCGGCGCAATGAGCGGAATCGCGTCAATCATCAAACTAATTGCGGATAATCTTAACTTGGTCGTCCCAATCATGGCGGGCTTTGCCGTTGCTGTTACCGCTGCGACGGTGCAGGTGCTTGGTTTGAATGTTGCCATGCTCGCCAACCCGTTTGGTTTGATTGCGGTTGCCATCGGCGCGGTAATCGGCTTGATTGCGCAGTTTGGAGACCAAATTGATATTTTCGGCGGCGGCTGGTCTAACCTGCTTGATGTGATTCAGGCGGTTTGGCAAGTCATCACAGAAACCATCGGCGAAGCCATCGGCTCGATAAGGGAGTGGTTCGGCTCGCTGACGGGCTGGCTTGGCGAAAGCGTGGGCGGCTGGTCGGCTTTGTTTGAACGTGTGATGGGCATCATCTCAAGCGTCATCGGCGCGTATGTCAACGCCTATATCAACACGTTTGCGACCGGCTGGATGCTGATTAAAGAGGCCGCCAACAATATGCCGCAGTTTTTCGCCAATCTCGGCAAGGCTATCGGCAACGTGTTTATCTCCGCGATTGAGTGGATGGTAAACAAGGCAATCGGCATGATTAACAGCATGATTGACTTTGCCAACAAAGCCGCGTCGATGGTCGGTGTATCGGGTATTGATAAGCTGAACAACGTCCAAATCGGGCGGATGGACGACGGCGGGCTTGGTGGTCGAATCGCTGACAGCATGACGAAAGACCGCGCCGGAGCAATGGCAAACGCTATCCGCGAACGGGCAGCGAATATCCACGAAGCCAAAGCGATGCAAGGCGCACGAAGCGGCGGTGGCGGTTCGCCTAAAGCCAACGCGCCTGCCGGTGGCGGTGGAAGCGGACGCAAAGGCGGTGGCGGTCGTAAAGCGGGCGGCGGTGGCGGTTCAGGCGCAGCAAAAGACCCGATGCAGGCGTGGGAAGAGGAAATCAAAGCCCAAAAGCTTGCCCATAAGGAAATGCAGCGCGAAACGCTGTCTCATCAAGAGTGGGATTTGGCGCGGGAAGCCGCTTACTGGCGTGCGAAACTGGCAACGGTTGACGCTGGCAGTAAAACCGGCCTGAAACTGCGTGAAAAAATCCTGACGCTTGAAGACCAGTTATCCAAGCAATCAACCGAAGCCAAAATCAACCAGGTGGCGGCATGGGAGAAGCTGGATAAACACAAGCTGGACATGGAAAAGGACGCGGCAGACCAAGCCCTAGCCAACGGTCAAATCTCGCAACTCGAACGCCTAGATTTGGAAATCGAGTTTGAAAACCGCCGTTATCAGATTGCCTATGACGCATTGCAAGAACGGATCGCACTTGCCCAGCAAGACCCGACATACAGCCAATCAGCCATTGACAAGCTGAAACAGCAAATGGCGGAACTTGGGCAAGGTCATGAACGCGAGCAAGGCAAAAACAAAGGCAAGCGGGAGCAGCAACGCCGCAAAGACGCACCGAGTTTCTCCGAGATGTTGCAAGACGGCGGGAAAAACGTTTGGCAGACGGCACAAGACCAGATGGGGCAGGCTTTTTCTGCCATGCTCTCTCGGACGCAGACGTTTAGCCAAGCTATGACGGGTTTTTTCAAAAGCACGGGACAGGCGTTTATACAAGAGATGGTTACTAAACCGCTGATGGGCATGATGCAGCGCATGGTGCAGGAGTCGGCGATTTATAAATCCATCTTTGGGGCTAAGGACACGCTGGAAACAGCGGCGGCGGCTAAGACGGCTGCAACCAAAGCGACAGAAACATCGGCGGTTGTAGGGGCAAACGCTACGCAGGCGGCTTCAGGTGCGGCGGCATCACAAGCCGCTATCCCTATTACCGGTCCTGCTTTGGCTGCGGCCGCGATGGGCGCGATGTTTGCGCTTGTGATGGGTTTGGTCGGCGGCGGCGGCGGTTCCAAAACGTCCACGACCACGACGCGGATTCCATCGGCGGCAGGCGGCTGGGATATTCCCGCCGGTATCAACCCGCTGACGCAACTGCACGAAAACGAGATGGTTTTGCCTGCGGAACACGCACAAACCATCCGTGAGATGGCAGGTCAGTCGGGCGGCGACAACAGCACGATTATCATCAACACAACGGGCGGCGATTTTGTCCACAAAAAGGACATTGCCAAACTGTTGCGACAGATGAATCGTGATTTCAAGTTGGTGTAGGTGTTTAGGTCGTCTGAAAAGGCGGCCTATTTTTTCGGAGGTTTTATGAGTAAATCTATCAAATGGCTTAAGTATGTTCTCGAGCTTCGTTTTCTTCCCGTGCGTTTTCAGCGTTGGCTTTTCAGCACGGGGACTCGGGCAGTTGAGTTTGTTAGCGGGTGTTCGATGATTGGTTATGCGCTGGTCTTTGCATTCTCGCCAAACGACATCTACAACTGGCCCGTCTACTACAAGTTCAAAGACATTTCGGAATTGACGTTGATACTGGTATTCGGCGGGGTCGGTGTATTGCAGCTGGCGGCGATGTACTGGCAGACATTTAAAGGGGAGGTGTTATCAGGTTATATGCTCCTCATATCTGCCTTTATTTGGTATCTGACGGCATATGCGTTTTGGGCTGCCTATCCGCCTGCACATACAGGCATGGTTATTCCGCCCGTCTTGGCGTTCCTTTGCTTACTCGCTGGAAATAACTCACTTAAATTCTTGTTTTCGGAGGATAAATTCAAACGAGAACAAAAGGGGGAATGATGCACGATTTTTTTCAATTCGGCTATCTGTTTGCCATAGGGGGCGGCATCGTTGGTAGCGTGTGGTCAAGCATGAAAGACCATGACGCACCAGTATCAAGCCTATTTGAAGCCTTGATTTCGGCGTTTGCGGCGGCGGCAGTAGCAGAACGGTTTTTGATGGTCAATCAAGTTTGGACGTGCGCGGTAGCCGGTGCTTTTGTCGGCATCTTGACAGGTCATGCGATGGATACCGTGAAAAGCCTAGCCCCAGGCATTATGACCAAATGGGTCAAAAAAACGGCGGGTAAATTCGTCGATAAAGATTAATTCAACAACAGGTCGTCTGAAATTCAGACGGCCTTTTTATTTGGAGACAAGAAATGACAGAATTGGAATGGATTAAAGAAGCAAGAAAGCACATCGGCTTGAAAGAGATTGTCGGTACAAAAGCGCATAACCCGACAATCGTGCAATGGCTTAAAGAGATGGGAACGTTCCCCGGCGCGGCAAAGTCTTGGTACTTTGAAGATGAAACGCCGTGGTGCGGTTTGTTTGTAGGGCATTGCTTGGGCAAAAGTGGCCGCGCGGTCATTAAAGACTGGTATCGTGCAAAAGCGTGGGCAAGTTCAGGGCTGACGAAGCTGTCAAAACCTGCCTATGGCTGTATCGCAGTCAAATCCCGACAAGGCGGCGGCCATGTGTTTTTCGTGGTCGGTAAAAACGCCAAAGGTCAGATTTTGGGCTTGGGCGGCAATCAAGGCAATACCGTGTCTATTGTGCCTTTCAACCCTGCCGATATTGACGGTTACTACTGGCCGTCTAAATTGGTTGATGGTAAGCCGGTGCCGTCTAGCCCGTCGCCTGAGCGATACAATCTGACAAATGCTGTTGCTACGGCAAGTCAAGGGGTGAGCGAGGCGTAGCGATGAATCCCGTTGATTTTGCAAATCGGAAAATCGCGGAATGGCAAACCAAAAGCCGTGTAGCCAGTGAAAACGCAGACTTGGCGGCTTTTGAATTTGCCGAACGTGAAATTAAAACCTATAAGGATATGTTGGAATTATGGTTGAAACGTTGCTCAGAAATTGGAAATTGATTGCGGTTTTAGTTGTTTTTGCAATCGTCATCGGCGCGTGGCAAGCCGACCGCAAAGCGGAATATCGGCGCGGGCGCGATGAAATGGCTGCTGAAATTTCAGGCCGTCTGAAAGATGCCGCGATTGAAAAAGCGAAAGAAGACCGCAAAACGTCTGCCGTATATCAGGCAGAAAAAGCGGTGCGCGAAGAAAAAGAAAGGGTGCGCTATGTACAAGTACCGAAACTTGTTGAACGTGTTGTGTATCGTAACGTCTGCGTCGATTCTGATGGCCTGTCAGTCATCAACGCCGCCATTGCCGACGGCGATTAAACCGCCTGCCGATTTGGTGCAGCCATGCCCGAAACTGCCTAAATTGCAGGGCGGTACAGGCGCAGACATTCTACCGTGGTCGTTGCAAGTCATCGGCTTGTACAATGATTGCAAGGCGCGGCATAAGGCGTTATCTGATACTCTCCGATAAAACAAAGGCCGTCTGAATCTAGACGGCCTCTTCTTATTTATTCTTCAAATATTCCAACAATCTCAGCCATTTGGTGTGAGGCATATTCGCATAACTACTCATGCTTGGGCTTGCTTCCCATTTTTGGGCGGTTTTCAGTTTTGATTCCGTGATGTCGGCAACATTCTGCTGTGTCAGCCCGTATTTTTGGCGTAATGCCTTGAGGTTCGCAGGCGTGTAGCCTAATTCTGGAGCGTCAATCATTGGTTATTTCCTCGATTTTCCAACCTTTCCACGCGGGCGATTTGCC